CTACCCGGTCGCATCAATCGTCGCCTTCCTCCGGCCGGTCCCGCAGTTAGGCGGCGGGAGGAACTCGGACGGCGTTCGAGCTTCTGCCCATTCTTCCACTTCTCGCGTGAGCCAGCCGACGCGTCGCCCGGACAGGGCGCGCGGCCTCGGAAATTCCTCTTGGCGGACGAGTTTGTGGATGACCGCGGGCGACAGGGAGACCGCTGCTGATACCGATGCAATGTCGAGATATATGGGCTTCATCGCGACGGTCATGCGTGGTTGCCTCCCCCCGAGAGCAGTGATTCGAGTGCTGCCACATGCTGTTCGCCGGCCGGATGTCCGGCGCATGCGCCAAGCGCAAACTCGATCGCAGCGTACTGTTCTTGCGTCATCGCGGTCGGGGCCGAGCGAACGGGACTCGTGTTGTCGATCGCCTGTAGCAGCGCGCATCGATACTGCTGCATCGTCTGAAACGAGACAGCATATCCATCGGCCGCAATGAGCCTTCTGAGCTTCGTGAGCGCTTCGGCCGAGGTGCCATCGGGGAACCCATTGGATCCGAGTCCCTTCAGAGCTTCTCGAAGCTCGGCCGCGCGCGCAGCTCGCGCGCGTATGTCTCGCGATCCTTCGGCCAGCGTGACATAGATCTCGTCATGGTTTTGCCGGTGCGTGTCGATCGTGAGGCGATAGAGCAGATCGCCTTCCTGCAACCAATTCGGTGCGGTGTTCTGTTCGTCGTTCATGGTCATCCTCAATTCTGTTCGCGTGGTATCGCCCGGCCGAGCTGCATCAAACCCGTTTCGAGCGTGACGCCGGCGGCTGCGGCCCACGTGCGAGCGTCCTGCGCCGCTCTGTGCCGTGAGTAGCTGCCGGCATCGTCGGCCATCAGGTCGAGCAGCACGATGTCGGCCGAGTGCGAAACGTCGCTCACAAGGGCGCGGATCTCGATGCAAAGCGCGTCGAGGCGTGCGTGCATGCCTCTGCGGGCATCCGCAGGGGCTTCGTTTCTCTGGATTGCTTTTCGCCGCGCACGCGGCGTGTCGTTCTTCTGGATTGCCTTTGCGGGCGCGAGCCCGCGCACACGCTTTGAAACCGCGTTGCCGTCGACGCTCGCCAGTGTGATAGCCGGGCGCTTGTTCGCGCGTTCCCGCTTTCGCGGCAGCGGACGTGGGGTAGAAAGGGCCGGGCGCGGGGTCATTGGGCTGCCTCCCGCGCCATTTCGGGCGTCCAGTCGGGGTCGGGCATCGTGAACAGCTTGTCGAGCCACCGCCGAACGCCTGCCATTTCCTTCGCCTTCGAAGCGCTAGTGCTTTCGAGGGTGCGGGTGAGCACCTGAACCGCAGCCCGGATCGCTTCGACGCGCGTCCTGTACCGGCCGGGGGATTCGCCGTCGATGCGCTTGCATGGCGACGATCCGCCCGCGCTGTTGAAGGCGTACGAGAAACCGAACTCCCAATCGCCCTCTGCGATCTGCGCGAGCCGAATCTCGACGAACGCGCGCCCGGTGCGCTTCGAGATGGGCGCGGACAGGATTTCCGATGGCTCATACACGCCATGCTCGTTTGCCTTGGCGATCGGATACTTCGGCCGACGCGTCGGCACGGCATCGAGCAGGTCTTCGAAGCCCGTCAACGCGCGATGTACGCCTGCGATCGTGCCCGGCGACAACTTGCCGAAGCCCGGATCGTGCAACACGCTTTGCAGCGCTTGCAAAAGTTGCTTTGCATGTTGCTCGCCAATCTTCCGTTGAGGCTCGGCGGCGGCCGTTGCCGCGACGCTCTTGGGCGACGCCGTGTGGAGATGCTTTTTCGTGACCTTCGTCTTGCCCGCGTCTTTCGCTTTCGACAGGCTCGAGACGATCCGCTCCAGCGTCCGTTCCGCGCCGTGCCGTCGTATCTGTTCGATCACGAGCGTGCCGGAGATGGAGCCGTCGCGGACGAACTGGTGAATCTCCGCAGGTGCCTGCTCGAGCAGGCCGACGTCGCGAATGGTTTGATCCGTAACGTTCAGGCGCTTGCAGATCGTTTTCGTGTCGAGGCCATGTACGTCGCGCAGTTCCGCGACGACCGTCGCGAGGTCGAGCGGAGACGCGCGCTTGCTTTCGTTGCTAAGGTAGCCGTCGATCACCATCTCGGCGCGTTCAACCGTCTTCGCATCGCGCACGACGACCGGGATCTTGCCGAGGTCCTTTCCCGCACGGATTGCGTTGCCGGCGGAGAGGTAGCGGTGTTGCCCCTTGTAGACGTAGATCAGGTCCTTTCCGTCGACTTTCCGGACGTAGCAATGGAGCGGTTGACTCTTGTCGTAGCCGTTGGCGATCATCAGCGCGGTGAGGTGCGACACCCACTGTTGATCGACGGGGCGCACGTTGTCACGTGGATCGTAGTGGAGCTGTTCGTACGGCACCATCCAGAGATCCGCCGACGTCGCGCCCGCCGCCGCAGCGGCGGCCTTCGCATTGCCGGTGACGATCGGCTCGACGAGCGCGAGCGGTTGGGTGCGGGCGTCCATTACTCGGACTCCTGCGGTCGGAGACTGTGAGCGAGTTCCATTGAGCAGTCGAGGATCAGGCGCGACTGCGTTTTCGGTCGCCGAAGCAGGAGATTCGAGCAATTCGGAGCGATATCAATGCGCTCGACGATCCAGCCGAGCGCGAGAAACGCGCGGATGGCGCGATCGGCCGTCGCGTTGAAAATCCCCGCGCGAACTCGGAGCGCCCATTTTGCCCGGCCGCTGTAGCGGTATTCGTCGGGTGCGCGGCAGTCTTCGAGGTACATCGAGTAGCCGTCAACGGCAATGTAAACGCCGGTTTCAGCGACCAACGCAAGGTCGCGCTCGATCGCTCGGATGTGCTTCTCGGCCTTCTTGAGTTGAGCGAGACGACGCGCATGAATGGCATTCGCGTGAGCGACGATCTCGTTATACGACGTCGGATGCTTGTAGGTCGTCATGCGCTTCATGCGGTCCTCCGGTTCTGGATCATCAGTTCGAGTCGCGACACTTCGAGGTCGATGCTCTGGCGGAACAGGCGCAGGAATCGCAACGTGCGGGTATCCGACCCAAGCAGCGAGTCGACGGAAATCTCAAGCGAGCGGAGATGCGGGAACGAGACGGCGACGTGACGTTCCGCGTTTCGCGTGACGATCGTGTGGAGTTCGGGGCGCGTGTGCGCGGATCCGGCGGGCACGGCGGGTCGCGACGCATGTCGAGGCGCGAGTGCGCTGCCGGCATCGTTCGAATAGGTGCCGTCCGCCTGCTTGCAGGGCACCGACAGCGGCGGGGCCGCGTCCGATCCCGTCAGCCAGTACAGGAAACGCAGGTCGTGCGGGCGCGGTTGGCGGCGCAGCCATCCGCCCCGCGCGAGCTTGTCGATGCATTGCGCAGCCGCGCCCGGCATGTCGGCGAAATGGGTCGTGCACACCTCGTCGGACGTCATCGCGTGCGTGGCGTGCCTGAACACAGTCAGGATTCGAGCCGTCAGGTCGGCCCGTTGAGCGGGCGTGAGGTCGACGTATGGATTGAGTCGGCGCGGAGCCGCGTTCGGGAGGGCGTTGTCGATCACGATGCCTCCCTGATCCTGAACGCGCGCGGCTTCTGCGGGCGGGAGTGCTTTTCCGGCTCGGCGTGTGTCGCGGCGCGAAGGCGCTTGATCGCGTCCGCACACGTGGGTTCGTCTGGAATCGAGATCTGCTTCGCGGCAATGGTGTTGCCGTCCATGATCAGATACTCGATATAGACGCCGTCCACGAGTGGCCGGCGCATGACGACATGCTTGCCGACGAGGATCGGCGACGTCGGAAGCTGGCGATCGCGTTCGTAACGGGCGACGGTCCGGGGCGACAGCGTGTCCCGGCGCGGGATGCCCGCGTGCTGTGCAGCGTTGATTCTGTGCATGGCTTCATCTCCTTTACGCCGAGCGCGCAAGCCGTCCTCGGCGCGTGAGCGTCAGACGTTGGCGTGAAAGGTGGCGGGCTTGTCGGCGACGGGGCCGTTATCCAGCACGTTCGCCGCGATGATCAGGGCGGCGGCGGCAAAGACGCACTTGAACAGCAGCGACTTTTCCAAGTTGCTTTGGCGGGCGGGTTCGGAGGGCGTAACGCGCGGGGCTTGCTCGTCACGGAGCCAGTTTCGGCGGGCCTCAGCGTGAAGATCGGTCGGCTTCATGGGGTAAATCTCCGGTTGAGCGTCATGTGACGCGACAGCTGGAGTATCCATTAATGGAAGATGTCCTGTCAATCCATAAATGGATAAATGCTCCCAGAATAATCCCCGCCGGGTTAGGCGGGGGCGCGTTATCGGGAGTTTCGTGGGGTCAGCAGCAGGGTTGCGGCGTGGCAGGTAAGGACTAGCGCCGCATCAAGCCACGCTGAGGTGTTTAGGTATGCTGCGGCTGCAATTCCGATCGTCGCGGTTGCGAGGATGCTGGCGGTTCCGCGTTGGCGGGCGAGCCGGTGTGAACGCTGATTCCGCGCGTATTCGATGCGCTCAGCCAATTGATGTGCGCCGGCCAAAACGTCTTCTGCGGTATCGGCGTCTACGCCTTTGGCGGAGATGGCGATTGTGCCGTCCTCGCGTAGAAGCACGGCAGCGGCGGCCACTGCGGGCGATCGATCGTGGCGCGCTACCAAATCGTGCAGAAACGCGCGGATGGCGGCCTGCCGAGTTCGTCTTCGTATCGTGGGCAGTTCGTAGACGTTATCGGTTTCGCGTTTTGGTCCCTCGGATGCGGGTTTTGTGGTTTTGTTCATCGCTCAACAATTCGTTCGATAATGGGCGTTGAGCGGCGGCTGACGCGCGCCTCTTCGATCCCGGCGTGGCCGGAATAACTTCTTCGATGGTCGTCGACCCGTCTTCCTCGGTGGTTGTGGCGGTGGTCTGACTCAGAACAAACTCGATATATCGCTCGATTGCCTTCTTCTCCGTCTCCGGGAGTTGGGCGTAGCGGACGCGATCGTAGTGAATTACCGATGCATCGTTCGCGTCGTCGATCAGCAGATCGGTAGGGGATATGCCGATCGCGTTAGCGAGAGATTCCACCACGCGCATCTGCGTGTCTACCTTCCCGGACAGGACTCGATTGACCGAGCTTTGGGAAATTCCGGCGCGCTTGGCGACCTTTTCTTGCTTGTCCACGTGCGGGTAGTGATCCATGTACCACCGCAGCTTGCGGGCCAAGATCATCCGAAGCGATGACTTCGTGGGCGGCGTTTTCATGCCGACATCTTGCCGAATTTGGATACCCATTGGCGGATGGTTTGCCTTGCGCGTCAGTTGAATGAAATTCCTTAAATGGATAAACTCGCGGCTGGCCATTGTGATTGGGGGCGTTATGGAGACCGGAAGCGAGCCGATTCTTACTGCCGTGCTGCGGCATCTCGACGCGGCAAAGGGCGATTGGCCGGCAATTGCGAAGCAAAGCGGCGTGCCGTATCAAACCCTCGCGAAGATTGGTGGAAGGGTCGTCTCCGACCCTCGCGTCTCGACCGTTCAGGCGCTTCTCGACTGCCTTGGAAAGCGGTGCGCTGGACAGCGTTCCTACAGTTCCGCCGCCGAGTGAGCCGATAGGCCCCTCGCGGGACAGAGCGAATCGTACGCCTCCCCCTCGAGCAGCAAAAGATTGAAAACGACCGACCACCAATAGTTCAATGACCTGCAGATACGACAGCACCGAATGGCTGGACGTGCTCTATACGTCCGTGCGCAACACGCCCGGCGGCGTAGCCGACGCCGCCAATCACCTGACGAACCGCCGAGGCAAGGGCATCACGCCGGAGTCGCTTCGTCTGCGCCTGCGCGGCGTCGGCGATAGCCGCCTCTCGATGGAGATGTTCGAGTTGCTGATCGAGTGGATGCAGGAGAAGAGCGAAGCCGAGGCGCACGCGCTCGATGCATTGCATGCGCTCAACGCTCGTTTCGGGCTTGTCGCGGAACGCGTCGACGATCACCACGCGGTCGACGGCCACGAACCGGGAACGATGCATCTCGTGACGACTACGCTTCACTTGCAGGCGCACGTGGGGAAGGTCGCCGACGACGTGACGCGCGCGCTCGAAGATCAGCGCATCGACGATCGCGAAGCCGAGCAGATCATCGCGACCGGCCGCAAGGGGCAGCGCCTGTTCCAGCGGCTGATCCATGCCGCCCGTAACCTTGCTGCCCGCCGGCGTCGCTGACATGCAGCGATTCACGCCCGGCATGGGTTGTTGCCGCGTTGCGCGCGAGCAGGTGCAGTTGTGTTGCGAACGCCCGTATCAGCTCGCATGCGGCATTGCTGCGCTCGCGTACCGGATCGAAGTCGCCCCGGAGCAGGCCGGACGGTTGTTCGTCTCCCTGATCTCGACTTTCCCCGATCGCGTTGCGCTGTTCATCGAACGCGCCGCGTTGTCCTGCGCGGCACTGCCGACGAAGGGCGAGCGCCACGCGTTCCGAAATCAAATCCTGGGCCGTCTCAGTGCGGCGGATCTCGCGATGTTCGACGAATCAATGTCGACCGAGTGGCGACGCCTGCGTGGCAAATAACCTGAATCCGAGGATGTGACGATGAAGTCACCGCTTGATATGCATATACCGACTTGGTCCGACCCGACGTGGCGCGACTGCGTACGTGTCGTCCGTCGCGTAATACGTCTTGCATTCTGGACAGTGCAAATAGACATGACCTTGCTTTTTAACCGTCTGGAGCGCGCTCTTCTGATGTCGATTGTCAGCGCAGGGCTGGCAAATGTAGTGGGGAATGTCACTGGCCTCGCGATTTGGATTTTCAGAGAGTTTGTAAACGACCCCGGCGTCGGGAAACTTGTGCAGACGGTAGCGTGCAAGATCTCTCGTTCGTGTCTCAAGTTCGCAAACCTTCTTCTGAAGTGCATCGTTCTCGTTCATGAGCGATCTCACTTTCTCCTCAAGTTGAAGTGCGGCTTGCCGGGTGATCTCAGCGTCTCTGAGCCAGACCAGTATTTGCGATACCACGGCTCGATCATCGCGCGCCTTTACGGCTTTTTCGCGCAGGTTGAGTGCCGACTCAAGCGTCGAAATTACGGTCGAAATTATCGATAAGGGTTCCATGAGTGCTCCGTTGGTGAGGGTGTGAAAGGAAGTTGGCACTGGAGACACGAAGTGAATATGAACAGCACGAGCGGCGGCTTGCGTCGCCGAGCATCCCGCTATCGGATCTCGCCGGCAGGGCAACAGACCTACATCGCTGGGCGGGCGCGTTGGCGGAACTACTCGCATCAGTTGGCGCACGATCGTCGCATGGCTGAACTGGCCGGCATGTACGTATCCGACGCGCGGTGAGGGACGGGAGGCAGCGGTGGAAAAGGATCACAACGCATACAGGAGGGTTTATGCAAAAGGGTATTTCGACGGTCTCAAAGCGGCGGGGGCAGGCATGAACCCCAGCCGTCAGCAATCCATTCTGCGTGGCATGCCGTCCGTCGCGCAGAAGGTCTTCGAGTTCGTGCCGATTCAAGAATCGTGGACGACCAAGCAGATCGTGGCGCAGGTGAAAGCCACGACCAAGGCGCAAATCGATTCGCGAACGGCGGACAACTGCCTTGCGCGGTTGAGAGATGCCGGGCTCGTCCGCGAGGTGACGCGTGGCGAATTTCGACGCGTCCGGCTCACGACGTCGTGCGCCTCGGCCGATACGGGCGATGAGGAGGAACCGGACACTCGCGCGCTCGTGAGTGAAGCGCCGGGCAAGCGCGACAGTAGTGCATCGCCGATCGATTTGCTGTCGGGCATCGCGAACCGTCTGACAGCGACCGTGGAGTCGATACGCGAGATCGCCGTCGAGATCGAAACCGCCGCGCTCGTGATCGAGGAGCAGCAGGCGGCGAACGGGCGCGAGGCCGACAAGCTGCGCCAGTTGCAAGCGCTGCTCAAGGCACTGTAGCGACGCGACCCAAGTTGCTTTGCGTTCGCTGCATCGCATCTTTCCCCCATTTCTTTCCCCCTCGCCGTGCGTTCGGATTCGCGCGCGCGAGGGACTGCTTTCAAGAGGTGAATATTCATTATGTCGACGCTCGATCAAATCGTTCAGCAGCTCCGTAACGCCGATCATCCGGAACTGCCGTCCGGCCATCCGGTCGCGGATGGCAAGCATCATCGCTACGGCCCGCGCAAGAAGTACTGGTATCAGTTGCGCGAGGTCGTCAGCAAGGGGGCGGTGATCGGCTATACGGGCACGTTCGGTCACTTCTCCGGCGACGATCCGGGCACGGAGCGATTCCAGTGGAACGGTGCGCCGCTGAGCGAGGAAGCGCTCGCCGAGACGCGTCGCCGCCAAGAGGCCGCCGAGCGGGCGGAAGCGGAACGCGCGGCGCGTGCGGCACGCATGGCCGCGAACCGCGCGTGCGACCAATGGGCGCGCGCGAGCGAACAAGGCGCATCGGCCTATCTGGAACGCAAGCAGGTGACGGCCGAAGGCGTGCGGTTTGATTCGGACGGCACGATCTTCGTGCCCATGTATCAGTACGGCGACGAGGCGCGGCTCGTGGGGCTTCAGAAGATCACGCCGGAAGGCGCGAAACGCTTCAACAAAGGCATGGAGAAGAAGGGCGCGGCCTGCCTGCTCGGCGAAGTGAAGGCGGACGATCAACTCGTGATGATCGCCGAGGGCTATGCGACCAGCCGCTCGGTGCGCATGGCGACGGCCGAAGCGTTCGCGCTTTGCGTCTGCTTCGATGCGGGGGGGATCCTGTCGACTGCCCGCTATCTGCGCGACGCACATCCAAACGCGCACGTGCTGATCTGCGCGGACGACGACTGGAAGATCGAGCAACGGATGCGCGACTGGCTCGCGGAGGAATTCGACTTCCGGAGCGAGCTGCCGTTCGATGTCGCGCCGATCCGGATCGAGGCGAAGAAGACGTGGTACATGGTCGCCGCGCACCGCCGCGTCGACGACAACGGCGTGGCCTACGTCGAGGTGACGTACGGTAACGACGTCCTGCCGCAGCGGCGCAAGCGCTTCGAGAATGCCGGCCTGAAACGGGCATACGAAGCGGCCGCCGAGGTCGACGGCGTCAGCGTCGTCTATCCGACGTTCGCCGATCGCGGCGAGCGCAAGCTTACCGACTTCAACGATCTGCACGTCGAGGAAGGGTTGGAGGCGGTCACGCGGCAGGTGCAGGCGGCGATCCTGTCGGTCCTCGCGCCAGCAAGCGAAGACGTTCGCACGGCCGCCGTCGATGCCGAACGACCGACGCCGGCCGCGGCGTCCGCTGCCGCAGGACAGGCGGAATGGGATGGACGCGAGGCTGAGAATGGCGCGCATACGTGGGAGCGGGATCTCGCGCGGTCGGACAAGGGCACGCTGTTGCCGACGCTCGGCAATGTCCATCTGATCCTGTCGAATCACAAGGCGTGGCGGGGCGTGATCGAGCAGGACGATTTCGGCGGTCGCGTGATGAAGCGCAAGGCCCCGCCGTTCCCGCAGGGCGCCGTGGGCGAATGGACGGACATGGACGATCAGCGCTGCGTGCTCTGGTTGTCGCAGCGGTACGGCATTTCGGTGCGCACCGATATCGTGATGAACGCGGTGCTGCTGGTCGCGGACGCGACGCACTTTCACGATGTTCGCGAATACCTCGGGCGGCTGGAATGGGATGGCGTGCCGCGCGTGCGCTCGATGCCGTCGACGTATCTGCGCGTGGCCGACAGCGAGTATGTGCAGCTGGCCTTCATGAAGTGGATGATCGCGGCCGTCGCGCGCGTGATGCAACCCGGCTGCAAGGTCGATAACGTGCTGATCCTCGAAGGCAAGCAGGGCGCACGCAAGTCGACGGCGCTGAAGGTGCTGGCCGGCGGACAATGGTTCACCGACACGCCGATCCAGATCGGCAACAAGGACACCTATGCGGTGATGGCGGGCAAGTGGGTGATCGAGCTGGCCGAGCTGGACTCGTTGAACAAAGCGGACTCGTCGGCGGTCAAGAGCTTCTTCGCGACGGCCGTCGACCGGTTTCGGAACTTCTACGGCAAGCGCGCGACGGACGTGCCGCGTCAGTGCGTGTTCGCAGGTTCCGTCAACTTCGATACGTACCTCAAGGATGAGTCGGGCAACCGGCGTTACTGGCCGTTGCGCGTGGGCGGCTTGGTCGATATCGACGGCATCGCGCGCGTGCGCGATCAGTTGTGGGCCGAAGCTGTCCACCTGTACCGCTCGGGCGTCGTGTGGCACGTGACGGAGCAGGAGCGCCCGCTGTTCGAGATCGAGCAGGCCGAGCGGTACGAAGGCGACGTGTACGAGGACAAGATCGCGAAGGCGCTGGAATACGTGTCGCACACGACGATGGAGACGATCCTCGCGGACATCCTGAAGCTCGACACGTCGAAATGGACGCTTGCGGAACAGCGCCGTATCGGCAAGGCGCTGAAATCCCTCGGGTGGGTGCGCAAGCGTGAGTCGACGGGTTCGCGCGGCTGGTACTACGTGCGTGAGGAGCAGGAGCCGGAAGCGGCGCTCGAAGCGGTCGCGGCAGGCGATGACGACAGCCCGCTTTGATCAGGATCGGCGCGCCGCGATGCTGTTCGCGGCGCGCCGCGTTGCCCGCTTTGGCGCGCCGTGGACGTCCCGTGTCCCAGCGTCCCAAAGCACGGCTTCGTGTGCGGGTGCGGGCGCGCGACATGCGCGACGTGAGCGGCGCATGTCGCAGGCGCGCGCGCCCCTGCAAGCCTTTTCCCTTGGGACATTGGGACGTTAGGACGTTAAGGAGAAAGCGATGATGGATCTGATGGAGCGGGCGGGAATCGCGATGAGCGTGCGTGGTCAGTTCACCGACCCGATTGCCGATCCGAAAGTTACTTTGGGTGCGCTCGCCTTTGCGAACGATCTCGGTCGGATGTTGGTTCGGATCAAGGTCGCGCAGCAGGCGAAACCGGAAATGATTCGACGCGCGATGCTGCAGTTGGCGCAGATGATGCGAACCTCGGGGCGCTTCAAGCGCGGGAAATTCACCGGGTTGAAGCGCGAGGAGCGTCGCGAGCAACGTGCCGGTCATGCGGTCGAGCGTGCGCAAGTGGATGTGATCGAACGATTCGCGCTGCGTTTGCTCGACGAGTGGGTCAGCGATCAATGTGGGACGTGCGAAGGCCGTGGCGTTGTTCGGCGCTCAATCGAACAACCGAAGGCGACGATACGGTGCCTCGTCTGTGCAGGACGAGGGAAAGTATGTGTCGAGGAGGAACGGATCCCGTTCTTTCACGGTCGCAATGGACCGCTGGTATTTAGAGAGTACGAAGGATGTGACGTTTGCAGTGGTTTGGGGCGCGTGCAGATCGCTGCGCCTACAACGACTCACGGACGGCATATTTGCCCCGATTGTGGCGGGACCGGTAAGCGTCCGGTCGAAGATGCGGCTCGCGCGCAGGCCCTTGGGGTGACGCTCAAGGAGTATCGGCGAAATTGGTCGTGGCGCTTTCACGACATGCTTGCGCTGCTCGATGCGATCAATGGTTCAGTGAATGACACACTGCGCTGCCAATTGCGAGAATGAAACGTCTTCCATTCCAAGAGCGGATCGCGTAAACTTCGCACATCCTTTACCGCGTCACTGGATATTCGCTGGCACCGCGCGTTAGTCGTGCAAACCTCTCGGGACAAAACAACGATACGAGGAGCCCGTTAGGTCGTGTGGGGGAATTCGTCCCTACGAAATGAATTTCGAAGCCCTGAGTGCGAAAGCCCTCGGGGCTTTTTGCATTGGGGGTATCGTGCGCGTAGAACTATTTGATGGTCGGCAATCGTCGGTCTGGATGCTGGATGGAAACACGGGCAGCATCAAGATGAATTGTGCCAATGCTGATGTGGCCGAGCTTCTGGTTCGTGTGACGGATTCGCTGCTACATGCTTTAAGTATTGCAGAGCACGAGCTCTTACGGTGGAGCGGAGGCGATCCGGACTCCTCAAGCGTCTGCGCGGGGCTGATCGCAGACGCCTTAAGCGAGATTCGCTTGCGGGAAAGAGTTAGTTTTTCAGCACAAGCGGCTTTAGGTGATCAGGAAGCGTTGCTTTGAACGCGGCGTCATAGTGTTCTCGATAAAGGGCCGTGACGCCGGGTTGGTCACGTCGAATCCTATACGTCTCGCGAAGTACTGCTGCCAGCGGTTCCCATGAGTTCGGTGACAACATGGTCAAGTTTGCGAGCGCTTGCAAGATAGTCGTGGTTGCTGCGAGATTTGCATCGCGAAGCTGCGTGCCTTTGATGAGTAGTTGTACCTCGGCGCGAAGTCGCTGAACTTCGGCCTGAAGTTGTTCAAGATCCGGTTTTTCCATTATTGCTCCGGTTGTTGGTATGGTTGGCCCCGACCGGATATTGTGACATGCGTGGGACCGACGCCCTTGAGTTGCCGGCGGAAAGTAGAAACGAAGCCTCGAGTGCGTAAGCCTCGGGGCTGTTTGCATTGGGGCGATGAAATGCGAAGCGAGTCAGCCAATGGCGGGCCGGGCGAAGTCTGGTCTGCGTGGGACGAGGATCTAAGCACGGGGTGCGTTACCGCGCGCGGCTTCGTATTCGACGATGCGATGGACCGCATCGTGTGGGCGATGGACCACGCGGGCGATCGCGCGGTCGCGGTGCTCGCGATCGGGGCCGCCGCTGCCTAGAAAATCGGCAGGGGACCCTATGGCGCGGGTGCATGCGGGGGTGCGCACCCGCGCTTTTTCTCTACTGTTGAATCGCTATAGGGGGGCACATTCACATGTTGACTCAGCAGCAGATCGCGGAGCACCTCGACCTTGAACGGTCGACGGTTTCGCGTCTGGTTGACCGACTCAACATCGACTATCGGACGGCGTCGATGGATGAGATCCGCATCGCTTACCTTCGGCACTTGCGAGAGATGGCGGCCGGTCGCGCGAGCGAGACCGGCATCGATCTTGTGGCCGAACGCGCGATGACCGAACGTGTCGATCGCGAAATCAAATTGCTGACGCTGGCCGAAAAGAAAGGGCAGTTGGTCAACGCAGCGCAGCTTGAGCAGGCATATGGCCAGATGGTCGGTGCCTTTCAGACGGAACTGCTCGCGCTCTCCGACAAGCTGGTTCAGGAACTGCGCGCGCTGTATGACGTTGAAATTGACCTCGAATGGTTGAACGAGCATATGTATGGGTGTCTTGAACAGCTTTCTGGATACGACCCAGACGGTTCGAGCGGTGATTCGGCGAATCGTGCAGCTACTGCGCCCGCCGGAACGGATCGGGACGACGGAGTGGGCGAGGAAGCACCGCCGGATGAGCGCGAAGGCAACGGCGAGCCCCGGCCGCTATAACCCGAACATCACGCCGTGGGTGTTCGGCATGCACGCGGCGCTCGACGATCCGACCGTGCAAAAGGTCGTGTGCATGAAGTCGGCGCAGGTCGCATGGACGGATGGGGTGCTGCTGAACTACATCGGCCGGCGGATCGACGTCGACCCGTGCCCGATGATCGTCATGTTCGCGAAAGAGAAGTCGGCGAAGAAGTTCAACATGGAGAAGTTCGAGCCGATGGTCGAGGTGACGCCGCGCCTGTCGGCGAAGCTGCCCGTGCATGCGAGCCGCGACAAGAACAACCTGTGGGATCACAAGACGTTCCCGCGCGGCTTCCTGAAGTTCATCACGTCGAACGCGCCGGACGACGTCAAGTCGACGCCCGCGCCCGTGGTCGCGGTCGAGGAACCGGACGACGCGAACCAGAACGTGCGTGAGCAGGGCGACTCGATCACGCTGCTCGAAGAGCGGAACAAGAGCTACTCGGACAGCCGCCGCAAGGTGATTTTCGGCGGCACGCCGACCGTCGACGGCTTCTCGCGCATTCAGCAGGCATACGAGGCATCGGATCAGCGCGTCTATCTGGTGCCGTGCCCCGACTGCGGCGAAGAGCACGAGCTGGTGTGGGAAAACGTCACGTGGACCGACGACGCGGAGATCGCGCACGAGGTGTACGGTCGCGCCCGCCCCGAGTCGGCGCGGTACACGTGCCCGCACTGCGGCTCGTTGTGGGACGACTCGATGCGGATTCGCGCGGTGCGCCGGGGGCGGTGGGTTGCGACGGCCCCGTTTCACGGCGTGGCCGGATTCCGGCTCAACGAGCTGGTATCGCCGTTCCCCGGCTCACGCATGGCCGAACTGGTGAAGAAGTGGCTGACGGCGGAAAAAGCCCTTCGCGCGGGCGACGACACGAAAATGCGCTCGTTCGTGAACAACTCGAAGGGCCGGCCGTACAAGTACAAAACCGATCTGCCCGAGATCGACGCGCTCGCCGAGCGCGCCTTGCCGTATCCGGCGTTCGTGGTGCCGGCGGGCGGTCTGCTGCTGACGCTCGGCGTCGACGTGCAGCATGATCGCCTCGCGATCGTGTTGCGCGCGTGGGGGCGTGGCGAGGAAAGCTGGCTGGTCGTATGGGACGAGATCTTCGGCAACGTGATGGACCAACGCGAGGACCCGTTGACGGGCGGCGTATGGGGCGCGCTCACGACGCTGATCACCCACGCGTACCGGCATGAAACAGGCGGCCTGCTGCGGGTCCGGGCGACATCGATCGACTCGTCGGACGGCTCGACGTCGGACGCGGTTTACAAGTACGTGCGCGCGGCGCAGCGGCGGGGCTTGAACGTCTTGGCGATCAAGGGCAGCACGGATGCGAATGCGGAGATTTTCAGCACGCCGCGCGCGTCGGTCGACTCGACGCGGAACAACAGCAAGGCGGCGAAGTACGGGTTGCGGCCGTATATGGTCGGTGTCAGCAAGGCCAAGGATCTGATCCTCGACAACCGGCTCAAGCTGGAAGGCGACGGCCCCGGACGCATGCACTGGTATCGCGACGTCCGGTTCGATTATCTGTCGCAACTGACGGCCGAGGTGAAGGTGCCCGCACGCATCGGCACCAAGCGCGTCTGGCAGAAGAAGGCCGGCGCGCGAAACGAGGCGCTCGACTGCGAGGCGTATGCGTTGCATGCGGCGCGCAGCGTCAAGACGCATCTGATGACGGAACTGCACTGGCAGGTTGAGCAGCAGCGCCTGTCGCAGGTGTCGCTGTTCGAGGCGGTGCCGGTGCTCGACGCGTTGCCGTCGGCGCTGCCGGTCGAGGTGCTGCCGGATCCGCCGGACGATCATGGTACGGACACCGCACCGCCACCGCAGCAAGCCGCACAACCCATCGAAACCCCGCCACCGAGCGGGGTTTCGCGCATTCAGGGGCGTCGCGTCGGCCGTTCGGCCTACCTGACGCGTCGCTAGGAGAAAGCCGATGGCTTACACAAGGCAGGATCTGGATCGCATCCAGTCCGCGATCGCGAAGGGCGAGCTCGAAGTGCAGTACGCGGATCGCCGCGTGAAGTATCGCTCGATCCTGGAGCTTCGCGAGGCGCAAACCGAGATCATTCGTGCGCTCGACGGCGCGAGCGGGCGCTCGCGCATCGTTCGGCTGCGGCACGCCGGCAAGGGGGTTCGATGAGCCGCGCGTATCCGATGCTCGCGCGACGCGGGTTCGTGGTGCCGACGCGGCTGAAGGCGGCGGCGTACGAATCGGCGAGCACGGGCGGCGCTCGCGCACGGTCGTGGAAGGCGTCGAGTGCCGGACCGAACGCGGCGGCCGCGCAAAACCTGCCGCTGATGCGGCATCGGGCGCGCGACGCGATCCGAAACGACCCATGGGCGAAGGCCGCGATCACGCGGCTCGTGTCGAACACGATCGGTTCCGGCATACAGGCGCATCCGCGACATCCCGACGAGGCGATGCGAAACGCGCAAAAGCAGCTTTGGGAAGACAGCACCGAGGAGATCGACGCGGACGGGCTGTTCGACATGGCGGGTTTGCAGACGCTCGCTGCTCGCGCGTTCTTCAGCGACGGCGAGGTGCTCGTGCGGCGGCGGCTGCGCAGCTGGCACGATGGCTTGGCCGTGCCGTTGCAGGTGCAGTTGCTCGAAGCCGATCATCTGCCGGTGAGCAAGAACGAACGCCTGCCGCGCGGGGAGATCGTCAACGGCGTCGAGTTCGACGACGACGGACGGCGCATTGCCTATCACCTGTTGACGCGACATCCCGGCGAGTATGGACGGCAGGCCGGCGACAGCACGCGGACGGTGCGGGTGCCGGCCGACGAGATCGCGCACGTGTTCCTCGCACTGCGGCCGGGACAGGTGCGCGGCGTGCCTGAGCTGTCGACGGTGCTGCTGCGGCTGCATTCGCTCGACAACTTCGACGACGCGGTGTTGTTCCGGCAAGAGGTCAGCAACCTGTTCGCGGGCTTCATCACGAAGCCGCACGCGGAGCTTGGGCCGATGGGCGATCCCGTTTCGGGCGCGCCGATGCGATACGACGACGACGGGTTTTCGCCGGTCGTGTCGCTCGAACCCGGCGGCATGCAGGAGCTTGCGCCCGGTGAGGAGGTGAGATTTTCGGAGCCGCCGGGCGCGGGCAACGACTATGTGCCGTTCATGCGCCAGCAACTGATGGCGTCGGCCGCGTCGGTCGGCATGCCTTACGAGGTGCTCACGGGCGATTTGCGCGACGTGAGCGATCGCGTGCTGCGCGTGATTCTCAACGAGTTCCGGCGCAGCGTCGAACAGATTCAGTGGAATGTGTTCATTCACCAGTTCTGCCGCAAGGTGTGGCGCTGGTGGGTCGACGCATGCGCGCTGTCGGGCGCGATGCCGATGCCGAACTACTTCCGCCGGCGTCGCGACTATCTGCGCGTGCGATGGGTGCCGCAGGGCTGGCCGTATATCCATCCGGTGCAGGACGTCACCGCGAAGCGCATGGAGATCCGCGCGGGCCTCGCGAGCCGCACGGGCGCGGTGCTCGCGCGCGGCGACGATCCGGAGCAGGTCGACGCGGAGAACGCGGCGGATCTCGCGCGCGAGCAGCGGCTCGGCCTGCGATACGACACGCAGCTCGCGATTGAAGACGGAAACGGCAGTGTTTTGAAAGAGGACGGGGAATGAAACGAAACCGCAAGTGGTGGGACATCCGCGCGCAGGCGCAGGCGGGCGGCGGCAAGGTTGCCGAGATCCGGATCTATAGCGACATCGGATTCTGGGGCACCGACGCGCAGAACTTCGTGTCGCAGCTCGATGCCGTTGCGGCCGACGCATCGTCGATCACGGTCGCGATCAATTCGATGGGCGGCGACGTGTTCGACGCGTTCGCGATCTACAACGCGTTGCGCCGCTACGCCGGCAAGGTGAAGGGGCGCGTCGACGGCATCGCGGCGTCGGCCGCATCGCTGGTGCTGATGGCGTGCGACGAGATCGAGATGCCCGAGAACGCGCTGCTGATGATCCACCATCCGCATACGGTCGCGGCCGGCGAATCGAAGGATCTGCGCCGCGTCGCCGAGCTGCTCGACAACGCGAGCGCCGGCATTCTGGCGGCGTACGCACAGCGCAGCGGCCTGTCCGAAGACGACGTGCGGGCCATGATGGACGCGGAGACGTGGCTGACGGCCGCGCAGGCCAAGGAGAAGGGTTTCTGCGACGTGATCGAGGCCCCGGTCAAGCTCGCGGCGTCCGCGGGCACTGCGCCGCTTCTCGCGCGTTTCTCGGCCGTGCCCGAGCAGGTTGTGGCGCTGCTCGACGCGGTTGACGAGCCGGACGCGGATTCGACCGTTCCGCCGGAGAACACGCCGACCGCTCCGACGCCGGATCCCGAGCCGGAACCGCCATCTCAGACGCCCGATGTCACGGCACTCGCCGCGCACGTGTTCAATTCGCTGCGGGAAGCCAATCTTGCGGCATGCGCCGAAGGCGTGATCGCGGCGACCGGTCTGCGTGATCGCGAGACGGTCGATCGCGCGATCCGCAACGCAACCGATATCGCGGGGATCTGCCTCGCGGCGAGCCAGACGGATCTGACCGCGCAATACGTCGCGGACGGTCTGACGCCCGATCAGGTGCGCGCGCGGTTGTTCGAGCGCCTCACGGCATCGAGCGCCCGTATCAACAGCCGGCCCGATCCGGCGCAGCAGCGGACGCAACCGCAGGCACGCGGCCGCACGTTGCGCACGTCCGACATCTACGCGGCCCGCCGCGTGGCCAAGTAACTTTTCATCGCCGAAAGGAGCGCTGAATGTCCAACATCCAAACCATGGGCGCGTTGCCCGCCGAATTCCTGATCTCGGAGGGGCCGGGCCAGATCTCGCGCGATGCGATTCTCGTCGCGGCCGGCCCGGCGTTGCCGGCGGGCTGCGTGCTCGGCACGATCGGGACCGGCGAATACGCGCCGTACGACAACGCCGCGACGACCGGCGCGGAGGTCGCCGTCGGCATCCTCTACGCGCCGTTGCCGGCGTCCGACAAGCCGCGCCCGGCGGTTGCGATCAAGCGGCTCGCCGAAGTCGACGCACGCCTGCTCGCGGGGCTCGACGCGCCCGCGCGCGATGACCTGGCCGCGCATCACATCGTCATCCGCTGATCGCAGCGAATTCCCTGATTCCGAAGCCGCGCCGATGCGCGGCTTTTTCATTTCCGGAGTGCATATGGCAGACATCGCTATCTTCAACGACGACGCATTCTCGCTGTCGTCCATGACCGCGGCAATCAACGAGCAGCCGCACGTGCCGGGCCGGCTCGGCGAGGCGGGCCTGTTCGACGAGGAAGGCATCACGACGACGACGGTGCAGATCGAGCGCGACGGCGACACGCTCGCGCTCGTGCAGTCCGGCGTGCGCGGTCAGCCCGCGCCGAACGCGCTGGGCAGCAAGCCGAGCCTGATTCCGTTCAACACGGTCCATCTGCCGCAGCGCGCGGTCATCAAGGCGGACGAGATCCAGAACCTGCGCGCGTTCGGCGACGATTCGGAACTGGAGACGGTCCAGCGCTACGTCGACAAGCGGCTCGCGAAGATGCGCCGCCAGCTCGAAGCGACGCACGAGTACCACCGCCTCGGCGCGGTGCGCGGCGTGATCCTCGACGCGGACGGCAAGCATGTCGTCGCGAACCTGCTCGACCGCTTCGGCATCGAGCAGCAGGTGATCGAATACGAACTGTCGAATGCGAAGACCGAGATCCGGATCAAGAACGAGGACACGCTCGAAGCGATCGAGGACGCACTCGGCAACGTGCCGTTTTCGAGCGTGCGCGCGTTCTGCGGGCGTAACTTTTGGCGCAAGCTGCTGACGCTGCCGACTGTGAAGGAGACGTTCCTCAACACGGCGGCAGCGGCGGCGCTGCGCGGCGACCCGCGTGGCGCGATCGAGCTCGACGGCATCGTGTTCGAGCGTTACCGGGGCAAGATCGGCGGCATCCCGTTCGTCGGCGACGACGAGGCGTATGCGGTGCCGGAGGGCGTGCCGGATCTGTTCATCTCGCGCTTCGCGCCCGGCGATTACGTCGACGCGGTGAACACGATCGGGCTGCCGTACTACGCACGGCAGGAAATCATGCCGTTCAACAAGGGCGTCGAGATCGAGGCGCAGTCGAACCCGATCCATCTGTGTACGCGCCCGCGCGCGTGCATTCGTCTGAAGGCGTGACGCATGGCGTTCCACGATCTGATGACGGACGTCGACGCGGCCGTGCTGCGGGATCTGGGCGACGACGATGTCTTCGTCGACGGCCGGCCCGTGCGCGGCATGTTCAACGCGCCGTGGCTCGGTCCCGATCTCGGCTCGCAACGCACGAACCTCGTCGCGCCGATGTTGCACGTGATCGACGCGGACGCCGCCGGCATCCAGCCGGGCAGCGTCGTGACTGCGCGCAGCGGGCGCTATCGCGTCGTCGAGGCGCAGCCGGACGGCACGGGCTGGACGATCCTGACACTGCAATGACATGAACCGACTGAAAGTCGAAATCGACGTCGACGCGGTCACGGCCGTCTTGCAGGGCCTGTCGCCGTCCGCGATGCAGGCCGCGTGGCGGCGCACGCTGCGCAAGACGGCCGCATGGATCAAGAGCCAGACGGCGAAGGAAGTCAGCGCGGCGACGCGCATTCCGCAGAAGACGATCCGCCGCCGGCTGTATTTCTTCCTGCGGTCGGCCGATACCGGCAAGGTGTGGCTCGGCCTGAATCCGATCGAGGCGCACCGCCTCGGCTCGGTGGCGAAGACGCGCAAAGGCATGCGCGCCGGCCGCACGCCGTTCGAGGGCGCATGGCGGCAGTCGAAACGGCAACCGGACGGGCCGATCTTCGAGCGCGTCGGGAAGGCACGGCTGCCGTACCGCGTGGTGACGGTCAATTGGCACGAGACGGGCGAGCCGGCGTTTCGCCGCGCGGCGAAGGCTTGCGAGGAACGGCTCTTGACGATCCTGAGGCAGGAAGTGAACTACGAACTACAAAAGGTAATGGGACGTGCTCGATAACCTCAAATTGCTGCACGACGCGATCGTGAAGGGCCTGCGAGAAGCGCTGCCGACCTTCGAGCGGATCGAAGCGTATCCGAAGATCGGCACGCAGATCCGGACGCCGCTGATCGCCGTCGAGCTGTCCGAAATGGAGCCCGGACACGACGACGGGACCGGCTGCATTTCGCTGATCGCGCGCATGCAGGCGCGCATCATCGTCGATCCATACGGCGCGGAACACGAGCTGCACGTGCGCGAAATCGCCGCGCGTCTCGCGCTCGCGGTTCACATGCAGACGTGGGGTCTGCCGATCGCGCCTGGCAGGGTGGTTCAGGTTGGCGAAGACCCGTTCCGCCCGCAGCTCGACACGTACCTCGTGTGGCTTGTCGAATGGACGCACGAATTCGGCATCGGCGGGGAGCCGGAAGCGATCCCGGACGGCAGCACGCTCGTATGGGGCGTCGATCCGTCGACGGGGCCGGGCAACGAAAGCAGCTATTGGGATCCGGCGCAGGACGCGCCGGCCGACTATCCGGAGTGACGATGCTCGAGTATGAAATCGGCGAGATTGATCGGCGGCTCGCCTGCCTCGTGCAGCAAGGCACGGTCGACGCGGTGTCGTACGAGCCGCCGCGATGCCGCGTGCGGGTCGGCGATTGGGTCAGTGACTGGTTGCCGTGGTTCACGGTCGCGGCGGGCGCGGTGCGCTTCTGGCGGCCGCCGTCCGAAGGCGAGCAGGCATCCATCCTGTCCGCGTCGGGCGAGCTGTCGAGCGCGTACGCGGTGCCGGGCTACTACGCCGAGCAGCACGGCGGGGCAGCACGGCGCAGCCCGAACGAAACGGCGTTTGATTTTCCGGATGGGGCGTCGCAGGTCTATGACCACGCGTCGCACGAGTACCGGGTCGACGTGCCGGCAGGGGGGCGCATCGTTTTCCGCATCGGCGAGACGGAACTGGAGCTACGCGCGGACGGCGTGACGTTGCGCACCGAAAAACTGCTCGGCGACGTTCCGGACTCGACGTTCACGGGCAACACGACGACTGGGCAGCGCCTGACGTTCAACGGCGGCATGCAGGGCCGAGCAGGCGCGAACGGCGGGCCGGCGGTGGAAGTCGACGGCGGTGCTCGCTACACGGGCGATGTCGAGATCGGCGGCAAGTCGTTCCTCGGCCACAGCCACAGGGAGCAGGGCGACGGAGCGCCCGTGTCGCCGCCGCTGTAGCCGGTCGGTCTTCCAAGTCACTTTGCCCCGCAATCGCGGGGCTTCGCATTTTTGGAGTCAGCACATGGCAAAAGAACCATCGCACACGAGTGCGCCGCTCGTCCAGCCGCGCGCCACGTTCGTCGATACGCGCTTTCGGACACGCGTCGTCGTGTTCCCGGACGGTTCGGTGCTGCGCGTCATCAAGGGCGAGGTGCTCGCGAGCGTCGCGTCGCATATCGAGTATCTCGACGCGCATCCGGACTTCAAACGGCTTGAGGGCCGCGCATGAGCGACATCGATGAGATGGTCGGCATGGATCGATGGACCGGCGCACCGCTGCGCGGTCTCGCGCACCTGAAGCAAAGCATCGGCGACATTCTCGGCACGCGCCGGGGCACGCGTCGCGAGCGGCCCGAGTACGGCTCGGACATCCCGGCGATGGTCGACCTGCCGATCACGCGCGGCTGGATCTCGTCGGCGCAGGCGGAAGCCGCGCGCGCGATCGGGCGATGGGAACCGCGTATCAGGCTCGATCGTGTCGTCGCGCTTGCGGTCGTCGACGGGCGCGTGACGTTCGAGATTCGCGGCCATGTCGACGGCAAGGCGGAGATCTTCGAGGTGACGGTATGACGATGATCGATCTGTCGCTGCTCGATCCGCCCGATCTGGTCGAGACGCTCGACTTCGAAGCGGCGTATCAGATGAAGCTCGCGTACTTCAAGCGCATCTATCCGGACTGGAGCGCCGCGCTCGAATCCGATCCGGTCGTCAAGCTGATCGAGCTGGCCGCATACGACGAGATCCGATTGCGCGCACGCCTCAACGATGCCGCGCGGGCGACCATGCTCGCGTACGCGACTGGCGCGGATCTCGAACACGTTGCCGCGCTGATGGGCGTCGAGAAGGCGCTCGTCGATCCCGGCGATCCGGATGCGACGCCGCCGCGCTCGCCGATCTACGAGCGAGACGAGCGGTTCCGATTGCGCACGCAACTGGCGATCGAGACGTCGACCGACGCGGGGCCGATCGACGCCTATCGCAAGCACGCGCTCGACGTGTCGCCCGAGGTGCTCGACGTGCAAGTCGATCGTCCGGAGCCGGGCACGGTTCGCGTGACGGTCATGTCGCAGTCGAATGGGGGTATCGCGAATGACGCGCTGCTCGCGAAGGTGCGCGCGGCGTTGCCCGCCGAAGACGTGCGGCCGTTGACCGACACGGTGCTTGTCGTGCCGGCCCGGCCGGTTGCATACGCGATCGAGGCGGACGTCTACGTGGGACGCGGCCCGGACCCCGCCGTCGTGCTGGCCGAGCGACGGCGCGATCTCGACGCCGCGATCGACGCGGCACGCCGGCTCAAGCTCGGGATGGCGCGATCGGCGATCGCGGGCGCGCTTCATCCGCGCGGCAGCAGCGTCGCGCGCGTCGATCTGAAAGCTCCGCTGGGCGACGTTACGTGCAACGGGCAGGAGTTCGCCGATTGCACGTCCGTCGTCCTGAATCTGAAGGTGCTCGATGAGTGAACGTCTATTGCCGTCGAATCAGACGCCGCTCGAAGCCGCGCTCGCGCGCGTGCTGCGGCCGAGCGTCGATCCGGAGATCCTGCGCACGCTGATGGACGTCGATCGATGTCCGGCCGCATTCCTGCCGTGGCTCGCATGGTCGGTCGCCGTCGACGGGTGGGAACTGGCCGAGTCGGACGACGCGCGGCGTGCGTTGATCAAAGGCTCGTTGGCGTTGCATCGCAGGAAGGGCACGCCGTGGGCCGTCCGCGAAATCGTCCGGCGGCTCGGCTTCGGCGAAATCGAGATACAGGAAGGGCGGGTCGCGAAGCGGCGCGACGGCACCGCACGGCGGGACGGCAACTACGTTCATGGCCGCGCAAGCGCGTGGGCCGAGTACATCGTGACGCTGAAGCAGCCGATCACGCGCGGTCAAGGGCAGGCGCTGATGCGCGCGATCGAGCGCTACGCGCCCGCGCGCAGTCAACTGGTGAAGCTCGACTATTCGGCGATTGCGATCCGCCATAACGGCACGGCCGTCCGCAACGGCCAATATTCTCGGGGAGTGGTAGCAGCATGGCAAACCTGAAAGAACAAGCCCAATGGGAAGACGGCGTATATCAATTGGAGACGTCGGATCCGGTGATAGGTGGCCCGGATGGGATCGACAACCTGCAAGCGAAGCAACTGGCCAATCGCACGAAGTACCTCAAGCAACAGCAGGAGTCGCATGCGTCCGCCGTCGATCCGCATCCTCAATACGCGACGAAAACCGATCTTTCGCAGCGGTTGGCGGATCTGGTCGGCCAGTCTCCGTCGACGCTCGACACGTTGAACGAGCTCGCGAAAGCGCTCGGGAATGATCCGAACTTCGCGACGACGATGACGAACGCATTGTCTCAGAAGGCGCCGCTGGATTCCCCGACGTTCACTGGCGCACCGAAAGGGACCACGCCAGCTCCGCTCGACAGCAGTACGAGAATGGCGACCACCGAGTTCGTCAGGCGCGCGCTCGGGAATGTGAATTTCGCGTCATACATTTCGTCGCAGAAGCTCACGGCATCGCAAGCGGGAAGCTGCATCAATTTCTGGGGAGGCGCTGCGGCGACGTTCGCCTTGCCGGCCGTGTCGACCATGCCGCTTGGGGGCACGTTCCTGTTCAACAACAGCAGCGACGCCCCCTTGACGATCGTTCGCGACGGCAACGATTCGATTCTCCTGAACGGAGGGAATCCGAGCGCGACGTTGACGCTCGGGGATAGTTTGCTCCTCGTCGCTGTCCCGCCAGGGCAGTGGATCGCAGCCGGCGGTAGCGCGCAGTTGCCGTTCTCGTCGGTCATGGCTGGCCCGAACTGGTCGACCGCGTCGCAGTTCGACAACTCGGCCCGCCTCGCGACGACCGCATTCGTGCAGCGTGCGCTCGGCAGTTTCTCGGGAGCGGTCGATGCGGAAGGCGCGATCACGCTGAAAGCCGGACAGGCGGGGATGGTCGTCTATAGCACCAAGTCGCCGACCGTCACGCTTCCGTTGGTCTCGACCGTTCCCGAGGGCGCGGCGTTCTTTATTGCTGCGGCGGGCACGATCGTGACGCAAGGCAGCGACGTGATTTACAACGCGAGCGGCAGCGCGGTGGGAGCCTCGTATGTCACGGGGCCGACCCCGACGTCGCCTGCCCCCGCGCTGGTCGTCCGAAACGGGGGCGTATGGCAGATTCTCATGGGTTCGTCTGCCCTCAAGGGGGACAACCTGTTCGCCGCGACGCTGGCGATACCGGGATTCTCGAAATTCCCGAACGGTCTGATTCTGCAGTGGGGCAGCTTCATGTCGTCAGGCACGGGCAATCCCAACGCCACCGTGACGTTCCCGATCGCCTTCCCGAATGCGTGTCTGGGGCTGTCGCCCACGATCGGCGGCGGCTCGATCGGCAATTTCACGGTGCAGACCTACGCCGCATTCAAGACCGGCGCGACCTTGAGTTGCCAGAACAACGCTGGCATGTCGGGTGGCGTAGGTGGCAATTATTTCGCGATTGGATTTTGACTCAGGAGTGGGACAGTGGCTCAGAAATTCGCGGCACATGATTCGAAGAATTTCATCACGGCGTTTTACGACAGCGTGGACAGCCCCGCGCCGGCGGGCGTGACGTGCACCGAGATCACGGACGAGCAATGGAAGATGCTGCTCGACGGCGAGTCGCGGGGCAAGCGCATGGCGCTGGACGATAACGGCGTGCCGGTGCTGCTGGATCCGCCGCCGCCGACCATCGAACAGATCGTCGTGAGCAATACGGCGATGCGTGATCGGCTACTGGAGCGCGCGAGCGTCGCCCTGACGCCGCTACAGACGGCGATCATGCTGGGAGACGCAACCGACAGTGAGGCGCAGCAGGCCCGCGCATGGATCGCGTACACGCGTGCGGTCAAGGGGATCGACCTGACGCGGCGCGAGCCGACATGGCCCGAGCAACCCGAGATGGCACGCGAACGCAGCTCGTCGACGCGACCCTAGTAACCGCCGCTTACTCGCAATCGAAGCCGCTTACCCAAGCGGCTTTTTCTTTTCTGGAGACCTGAATGGGTGCTACCTCGTTTTATCACGGCGTGACGACGACGATCGTCGACGTCGGCCCGCGCACGATCGCCGTGCCGTCGTCGTCGGTGGTCGGCCTCGTCGACACGTACGCGCCGGGCGCGGATCTCGTGCAACCGGACGTGCCGGTGCGGCTCACGAGCGAACACGACGCGGCGCAGGCGTTCGGCGAGCACAGCGCCGTCGCGCGAGCCGCGCGCGCGATCTTCGCGCAGAGCAAGGCGGCGATCGTCGCGGTCGGCGTCGAGAAGAAGGGCGACGCCGCGCAGCTCGCGACCGACGTGATCGGCGGCGTTTCGGCGGCCGGCAGGCGGACTGGCCTGCAAGCGCTGCTCGATGGGAAATCGCTGTTCAACCTGCAACCGCGCCTGTTGATCGCGCCGGGCCATACGTCGAAGCAGGCGGTGGCGACGGCGGCCGATGCGCTCGCGAACAAGTTGCGCGCGGTCGCGATCGTCGACGGACCGAACACCGACGATGAGGCCGCGATTGCCTACGCAAGGAACTTCGGCAGCAAACGGCTGTATCTGGTCGATCCGGGCGTGCGCTACTGGGACACGGGCGCGAACGTCGACGCCGATGCGCCGGCGTCCGCGTACGCGGCCGGCATGTTCTGCCAGACGGACGCCGCGATCGGCTTCTGGGCGTCGCCGTCGAACAAGGAAATCGTCGGGATCACGGGCACGAGCCGGCCGATCGAGTTCCTCGACGGCGACGAGACGTGCCGCGCGAACCTGCTGAACAACGCGTTCGTCACGACGATCATTCGCGACGGCGGTTTCAGGCTGTGGGGCAACCGCACGCTGTCTGCCGATCCGAAATGGTCGTTCGTCACGCGCGTGCGCACGCTCGACATCGTCATGGACGCGGTGCAGGCGGGCCACAAGTGGGCGGTCGACCGCGGCATCACGGCGACCTACGTGAAGGACGTCACGGAAGGGCTGCAAGCGTTCATGCGCGATCTGCGCACGCAGGGCGCGATCATCAATTTCGAGGTCTACGCGGATCCGCGCCTGAACAGCGCGAGCCAACTCGAACAGGGCAAGGTGTACTGGAACATCCGGTTCACCGACGTTCCGCCCGCCGAAAACCCGATCTTCCGCTTCGAGGTCACGAATCAGTGGCTCGCGGAAGTGCTCGATACCCAATCGTAGGAGGTGAACCTTGGTTCCGGAAACGCTTTTCAATCTCGCGATGTACGTCGACGGTCGCGGCTTCGTCGGCCGCACGACCGAGGTGACGCCGCCGAAGCTGAAGATCAAGACGGACGACTTCCGCGCGGGCGGCATGGACGCGGCGGTGAAGACCGACCAAGGCATGGAGGCGCTCGAAGCGTCGTTCGCGATGTCGACGCTGGAGCGCGATGTGCTGAAGTTCTTCGGCATCGCGGACGGCACCGCGTTCAACGCGACGTTTCGCGGGTCGTTCCGCGACATCAAGGGCGGCTCGAAAGCCGTTGCCGTTCATATGCGCGGCATGCTGACCGAGGTCGATTCCGGCTCGTGGAAGCCGGGCGAGAAGGCTGAAATCAAATACGCCGCGTCGCTGAACTACTACAAGCTGGAGATCGCGGGCGCGGTCATGCATGAGATCGACGTCTTCGGCTTCGTGCGCGTGATCGACGGCGTGGACCAGCTCGCGCAGGTGCGCCGCGATCTCGGCATGTGACGCGCGGCAAAGCAACTTTGAACCCAAGGGGCGCGTCGTGCGCCCCTTTTTACATTTCGAGGAAACCCGATGGACACGATCACGATCAAGCTCGAATACCCGATCACGCTCGACGGCGTGCTGCGCGACACGCTGACGATGCGCCGCCCGAAGGTGCGCGACGTGCGCGGCGCGAGCAAGCGCGCGCAGGACGACGACGAACTGCGCGAGATCACGCTGTTCGCGATGCTCGCCGACGTTGCGCCCGACGAGCTGGAGCAGATGGACATGGCCGACTACGTGGCGATGCAGCGCGCGTACGACTCCTTTCGAACCTCTGGCCCGATTGCACGAAAAGACCGTCAAGGCGATGGCGAAGCGCCTGCTGCGTGAGTGCGCTGTGAGCCCTCAGGCGGTCGACGATCTGACGCTTGAGGATCTGGTGTGGTGGTTGACGGACTGATGTGACAGGGAGCGGAGATGGCACGCGAAATCGCGTTGGGGATCGTGATCGGCGGGGCGGTATCCGCGACGTTCGGCAAGGCGATCTCCGACACGCAATCGAAGATCGTCGGGCTGCGCAAGACGGCCGCCGAAAAGGGCATGTGGCAGCGCCAGATCGGCGAGACGATCAAGTTACAGGACGAGTTCCGCCGCCTGCATCGTGCGGGCGACAGCGCGGCCGAGACGATCCGGCGCAAGCTGGACTCGAATCTGCGGACGTTGCGCGACGCCGGCATCGAGGTGGACCGGCTTGATCGCGCGTATGCGCGGCTTGGCCGCACCGCGCGCGGGCTCGAACTGCGCGCGATGGGGCACGAGCGCCTGAGCGGCGGCCGGGAGGCGATGCGCGGCGCGATTGGCGACTCGATGAAGCTGACCGCCGCGATCGCGGTGCCGACGATGGTGTCGGCGCAGTATCAGGCGATCATCCGCGACATCGCGATCAAGGCGGGCATCGCGCGCACGGGCGAAGAGCGCGCGATGTCCGACCGGATTCGGCGCGATGCATTGGCCAACGGGATGAACCGCAACGAACTGGCCGAGGCGGTCAATCAGATGGTCGCGGGCGGGATGGATCTCGACCGAGCGCTCGGCTTCGCGCCGGCCGTCGCGAAGTTTTCGGTCGGCCAAGGTGCGACGAGCGTCGAGACGGCGAAGATGATTCAGGCGCTGGAGCAGAACGCGGACATCAAGGATCCGGCCGCGATGCTCAAGGCGCTGGAGGCGATCGCGTATCTCGGCAAGGAAGGCTCGTTCGAGTCGGTCGACATGGCCCGCTGGTTCCCGGTGCTGCTCGCCGAAATGAAGAAGATCGGCATCACGGGGCAGGACTCGGTCACGCAGCTGGGCGCGATGCTTCAGGTGCAGATGAAGACGGCGGGCAACCCCGACGAAGCCGCGAACAACCTGAAGAACTGGTTCTCGAAGATCGGCTCGGGCGAGACGAAGCGCAACTACGAGAAAGCCGGCGTCGACTACGAAGCGAAGATGAAGGAGGCGATCGGCAAGGGCTGGTCGACGCTCGAAGCGTCGTTCGTGCTCGCGCGTGCGTACATCGAGCGGGTCGATCCGGCGAAGGCGAAGCAGTTGGCCGAGACGGCGAAGTCGATCAACGCCGAGCTGGATCCGGCCAAGCGTCAGAAGCAGATCCGCGCGTTCGAAGAGACGATGAAGACGGGCGACCTGTTCAACGACATGCAGGTGAAGGCGGCGCTCACCGCGTACATGCAGGCGGATATTTACCAGAAGATCAAGCGCAATAGCGCGGACATTTCCGGTCAGATCCAGAAAGACCTCGATGATCGCCGCGAGTCGTCCAAGCAGATCTGGAAAGAGGTCGTCGATCAGTGGGACGACGCGATGCGCAGCATCGGCGACGCGCTGCGTCCCGTGACGGATCTGGCGGGCGAGCAGGCGAAGAAGGCGGGCGGCAAGGTGCGCGACATCGTCGATGCGTCGCCACGTGCGGCGGCGGCCGTCATCGGCGTCGCGGGCGCGGCGATCGCGTATCGCGGTGCCCGTGCGGCGTGGTCGATTGGTCGCGGCGTGCTCGATGTCGCGCGTGGTGGTTGGTTGGCGCGAGGCGGCGAGCGCAGCGGGAAGGGCGGCAAGGGAGCGAAGCCGGGGCGCGGCGCTCAGGCGCTCGATGCGCTCGGCGCGGCGGCCAGCGGCGTGCAGCGTGTCTTCGTCGTCAACATGCCGGGCGGCGGCATCGGCGGCGGATCGGTCGGCGATCTGATCGAGGGTGCGGCAGGTGTGGCGAGCGGCAGGGCGGGCAAGGCCGGGCGCTTCGGGCGGCTTGGCCGGGCGCTAGGCGGGATTGCCGGCCGCGTGTTGCCGTATGCCGGCAAGATCGCGCTCGCCGGGACGGTGCTGAAGCTCGGGCTCGCCGCGAAGGACGCATACGCGGTCGCGGCCGGCGACGATCCGCGCGCGCGGAAGGCGGAGAGCTTCGCGGGCATCGGCGGCAGTCTCGCGGGCGGCGTCGTCGGCGCGAAGCTCGGCGCGTCGATCGGCGCGTTCGGTGGGCCGCTTGGCGCTGCGATCGGCGGCGTCGCGGGCGGGGCGATCGGCACCTTCGCCGGCCAGAAGCTGCTGGGCACACTCACGCGATGGGCGTTTCAGCAGCGCGGCGACACGCCCGAAGCCGCGCGCGCGGTCGCGAACGCGAAGGCGCTCGTCGAGCCCGGCGTCGCCGAGCGGCGCGCGTTCAAGGTCGAGCAGCAAAACAGCTTTGCGCCGGTCTTCAACATCAAGCTGGAGGGCGGCTCGGATCAGGAGATGGCTGACCGGCTGCTCGCACGTATCAATCCGCAGATCCAACGGGCGATGACCCAATCGATGAACAACAACAACCGGTCGGCGCTGTTCGATGCGCCGCATCTGTAGGAGCGCCGATGGATTTCGTGAAGAGCATCACGCAGGCGGCGACGCAGGCCAGCATCGCGGCCGAGCGCGTGCAGCACGTGAGCCGTGTCTACGAGCGCAACCGCGCGGCGAGCCAGAACACGGTCGACACGTTGACGAAGCTCGCGACGGGGAACCTGACGTCAGCCGCCGAGCTGCTGAACGGCGCGAGCAGTGCGCTGTCGGTCGCGACCGATCTGAGCCCGAAGGTCGGCGAGGTGACGCGCGGGTTTCGCGCGACGGCGGGCGCGGTCGGCAGCGTGCTGCGGATCGCGAACGCGTCGAACCATCCGCAGATCCACGCGGCGGCGCAGACCGTGACGACGGCGCTGAAGGGCGTCGAGACGCAGTTCGCCGCCGTCGTCGGCACCGACACGGCGAAGGCCGTCAAATCGGTGTTGCAGGCGACCGGGCTCGGCGCGGTGTTCGATGCATTGGGCGGCGACGCTTCGTCGGCTACCCCTCATCTGCTGACGCTGACGACCGAGGAAGGGCGGGGCTTCAACTTCGGGCTGTCGACGGCCGCGTTCGACAAGCTGCGGCGCACGACGCGCTACAAGGTCGCGTCGCAAGAGCGCCTGAACCGGCCGGAGGCGTTGCAGGCGGTGAGCCAGGGCGGCGAAACGATTGTGCTGTCCGGTGTCGTGTTCGCGGCGCTCGGGGCGGGTGCGCGCCAGTTGGAGGTATTGCGCGCGATCGGCGGGCGAATGAAGCCGGTGCAGCTCACGGCCGGCACGGGCGACGTGCTCGGGCGCTGGTATCTGCAAAGTGTCGAGGAAGAACAGGAGGCGCTCATGTCGGACGGAGCGCCGCGCAAGCAAACCTTCAGTCTGGAGTTTGGCCGCTATGGCGAGGACTTTAAGAACATCTGACGGCGACGTGCTCGACACGCTCTGCTATGCCGCCTACGGCACGCTGAGCGGGACCGTCGAAGCCGTCTACGAGGCGAATCCGGGCCTCGCGCGCGAGCCGCAGCCGTTCCGCGCAGGCGTGTTGATCACGTTGCCGGATCTCGACGCGCCGCGCGACGAGCCGATACAGCTCTGGTCGTGAGGGCGGGCGATGCAGGCGATATTCCAGATCATCGCGAACGGCGCGGACATCACGCGCACGATTCAGGATCGCGTGCTGCGGATCCGGACGACGGACAAGCCCGGCCTCGAGGCGGACGAGTGCGAAATCGAGCTCGACGACCGTGACGGCGTGATCCGCTTTCCGCCGAAGGGCGCGACGCTGAAGATCTCGCTCGGCTGGGCGGGGCAAGGGCTGTCGTTGCTCGGCGAGTACGCGATCGACGAGATCGTGTTGCGCGGGCCGCCGGCGACGGTGGCGATCCGGGGGCGGCCGGCGAACCTGCGGGCGACGTCGAAGACGCACCGCTACGGCAGCTGGTCGAATGCGAAGCTTGCCGACGTCGTCGGCGACATCGCGCGGCGCAACAAGTGGGCGGCCGCGTGCTCGATCGACGTCGTCGTGCCGCGTGCGGACCAGTTCGGCGAAAGCGATCTGCACTTCGTCACGCGGATCGCGCGGCAGTACGGAGCGACGGCGACCGTGAAGGCCGGCAAGCTGATCGTCACGCCGATCGGCGGCGGCAAGAGCGCGAGCGGCAAGGTGTTGCCGGCGCTCTTGCTCACGCCGGAGCAACTGATCGACTACGAGATCTCGTTTCCGGATCGCGCGAGCTTCGCGGCCGTGCGCACGAAGGTGCATGACGCGAAGTCGGGCAAGAAGATCGATCTCGTGATCCCGAATCCGGATGCGCCGGCCGGTGCGGCGGCCGTGCATACCGAGCGGCACGCGTTCGCGAGCCCGCAGGCGGCGAAGGCCGCCGCATCCGCGCGGCTGGCGAAGCTGAACCGGCACACGGCCACGAGCCGCTTGCGGATGCTCGGCCGCGCCGACGTGTCGGCGGAGAAGACGGTGACGCTGAAGGGTTTCAAGCGCGACGCGGACGGCGATTTCCTCGTCGAGTCGGTGACGCACGAATACGCCAGCCGCAGTTGGGAGACGGAGGTCGTGCTCAACGCCGGCAACAAGGGCAAGGCGAAAGCCGGACACGGCAAGAAGCAGGCGAAGAAGATCAATCTCGTCATTCCCGCGCCGCAGCGGTAACGCGGACGCCGGGCATGCAGCAGAGCCGCTCACGGGCAACCGGAGCGGCTCTTTCTACTTGTGGAGTCAATCACTGTGAAAAGCGAAATTGCGGCGAGCGCTGCGAAAAGCGCCCCGCCGGTTGCGTCGTCGCTGTGGCTGTGGGCATCAGGGCACGATGCGAACTGGTGGGCGTCGCTGCTCGTGTCGATTCTGACAGGCGGCTACATCTGCCTTCAGTGCTACTACCTGATCAAGAACAAGGGGCGTCGAGGTGGCAAGCATGGCTAAGTTGCCGAAGAAGACGCTCGCCGGCGTCGTCGGCGCGATCGCGGCCGGTGTGCTGACGGTGATCGTGCCGAGGTTCGAGGGCGTCAAGCTGGTGGGCTACCTCGATCCGGTCGGCATTCCGACGAAGTGCATGGGCGATACGCGCGACGTCATCGTTGGCAGGACATACAGCGAGGCCGAGTGTCGCCAGTCGCTCGAAACGCAATTGATCGCGCACGCTGAACCCGTGCTGCGTTGCACGCCGGGGCTGAAAGATCGTCCGTATCAGCTCGCGGCGGCCGTCAGCTTTGCATACAACGTCGGCGCGAACGCCTACTGCGCCAGCACGACGGCGAGGCGCTTCAACGCGGGCGATCTGCGCGGTGCGTGCCGCGCGATCAACGAATCCGATAGCGGCCGGCCGCAGTGGGTCTTTGCGAACTGCCGGACCGTTATCGACCCGAAAACGAAAAAGCCTCTGCCGGTATGCGACACGCTACCGGGTCTGGTGAAGCGGCGTGCGGAAGAGCGCGCGATCTGCGAGCGGGGGCTCTGATGCCGAAAGCAGCTCCGTATCTGTTGGCCGCCTTGCTTGGCATGGCGGCAGGCGCGGGCGCCGAGCACCTGATCGGCGCACATCGGCTAGCCGACGAGCAGGCCGCGCGGGCGCTCGACGCGCAGCGGCATGCCGAAGCGTTGGGCACGATCTCGCGCGCCGCGCTTGATGCCGAGCAGCGCGCGATCGCCGCGCACGATGCCGCCGCGTCGGCGGTGGCCGCCGTCGACCAACGAACCACGAAGGAGAGGAACGAGCATGAAGCAGAGAGTCGCAGCCTGCGGGCTGCTCTTGCCGCTGGCACTGAGCGGCTGCGCGTCGCCGTCCGACACTGCACGGCAGCCGGTGGCGACGGCGTGCCCGGCGCTTCCAGCGCCGCCGGCGTGGGCGATGGTGCCGCCGCCTATGCAGACGTCGACGCAGCGGTTGCGGAACGCGTTTTCGACGTCGCCGGCGACGATCAGCGCGAGATCGACAAACTGACGGCCCTGCAGGGCTACGTGTGCGCGGTGCGGCCTGAAACGCCGGGCTGCGAGCGGAGGTAACGAGAAACAGGGCGACCGACGTGCGTGCAGGAACACGCACGCCGGTCGCCTTTCCACTGATAGCGCCAGTGAATCGGCCAAGGCCCTGCTACCTACCGGTAGGCGGGCCGGATTCTACACCAAGTTTAAAAACGGCTTTCACCATGGCAAATCCCATCATCCCTTGGATCGGCGGCAAGCGTCGACTCGCTGACCACATCATCCCGCGCTTTCCGAAGCACGACTGTTACGTCGAAGTGTTCGCGGGCGGGGCGGCGCTTTACTTCATGCGACCGCCGGCCAAGGTCGAGGTGATCAACGATATCAACGGCGAACTGGTGAACCTGTATCGCGTCGTTCAGCACCATCTCGAAGAGTTCGTGCGTCAGTTCAAATGGGCGCTGACGAGCCGGCAGGTGTTCGAGTGGCTGAAGCATACGATCCCGGAAACCCTCACCGATATCCAGCGTGCGGCGCGGTTCTACTACCTGCAAAAAAGTTGCTTTGGCGGGAAGCTCGAAGGGCAGACGTTCGGAACGCGGACGGAGCATCCGCCTGGGTTGAACCTGCTGCGCATCGAGGAAGAGCTATCGGCGGCGCACATTCGCCTCGCGAATGCGTACATCGAGCGGCTCGATTGGGCGACGTGCATCGATCGTTACGATCGGCCGTACACGCTGTTCTACCTTGATCCGCCGTACTTCGAGACTGAAGGGTACGGCGTCGCATTCCCTTTCACGGAGTACGAGAAGATGGCCGAGCGGCTGCGGTCGATCAAGGGGCGCGCGATCGTCAGCCTCAACGACCATCCGGAGATCCGGCGCGTGTTCGCCGGTTTCCATATCGAGAGCGTGCCGATTCAGTACACGATAGGCGGCGGGAAGGGCGTCGAGCGCCGCGAACTGATCATCTTCAGTTGGGACGATGCGGCGCAGCCGGCGGGACTTTTCTGACGGAATGGGTTGGCGCGATGCGAGTCGCGCCAACCAGCGATTAAATGTCGGAGAATGCGGGCAGCAGATCTTGATCGACGAGCCGAATCTCGATGCGGTTCGCGACCTCGACGTGTTCGGGAACCTTCATGGAAAAAGGGGCATCGGTAGTGCTGACAATGATCGTGCCTTGTTGCTTCTTTCCGTCGGTCGTTACGGGGATCAATGCACGTGCTTCGGGAACCTGCTGCTGTGTGATGACGCGGGGCAAGTAAAGCATCCAACCGACCCCCGGCTTGTCATCGAAAACCTGTTTCGTCACGTAGCTTCGTGGTGCCACGCAGACGTATGCGGGACCGAAGGCTGTGATCGTTGCGCGCACGATTTTTTCCACGGCATTCAGATCGCGAAGGATAGGCGCATCGAACAGTGAGAGTTCGAACGTGTTGGGCAGACCGGCGGAACTGACGTGGCACGCGATGGTCGCGCCTTGGTCTTCGTTCTCGTCGCCATCCCACAGCGCGACGTACGAGGTGGGCGGATTTTTCGAGAACTTTTGCTTCAAGACAGCGAGGATCGCAGTCGTCGGATGTCCCTCTTCGAACACCGGATACAGCAAGGCTTCATCTCGGCTGCTGCCCTGCGCAAACCACGTGTTGAACTTCGGATTGAGGGCGGTCAGTGCGGATGTCACGACATGAATGCGTGACAGAATCTCCTCGAAGCTCGTCGGGGTCAATGATGCATCTTTGAATTGGAGGCTGATATCCATATTCACTCGAGTTACGGTTGCACGACCGATTGCACCTTGTTGCGGATAAGGGCAGGGAGCATGTATTCGCGTGCGTCGGCTTCTTCGAAATACCACTTCAGGCGCGCCGGTGGATTCGCATTGACGATTGTAGCTTGACGAATGAGGTTATCTTGCATGTCGGCAAAGCCTTCGAACCACTTTCGCGGCTGTAGCTCACCCTCGACATTGCGCCGGAGAAACTTGGCGTAGCGTGACTTTGCCTCTTGTAGTAGGCATTCGGCGGGTACGAAGCCGTCGAAATCCGTACCGAACCATTTCCATTCTTCACTCCACCGTTCGTCGACGCTGTATGGACGTCCCGTGACGCGACCTTGGTACATACGGGCGTGCGGCGACATATGATGGTTCGCTCGAATTGCGCGCCCTGTCTCCTCGGGCGGGCATTTCTTGCAGCTTTCGCCGGTGCGCGGCAATGCCCGTACATCCGGCGTTGCCTTGCTGTCCTCCTTCGGCGTGTCACCCGACAGACTCGCCGTTCCCGCCACCGTTGCCCCGCCCAACAAGGCGACGCCAACGCGCGCCAAGATCGGCCCAAGCTCCACCGCCGCCGCTTCTATTACCGGAAATACCAATCCCGCCATGTTCCAGCCCTCCGTCCGGATGTTCGATGCGCCATTTGATGACGCGTAGATAGTCATGAAAGCGCGCGTCGGCCGAGCGGCCGGGGCGCATGAGCCAAGCCTTCGTCGCGGGCTTCTCGTAGAAGCCCGGCGCGTACGCCTCGAGCCTCAGGAACGCGACGACGTTCTCGTCCCGCTCGATGCCGAGCGCGCGTGCGGCGCGATACGCGGTCCACAACCGGGACGACAGGCTGTCGTCATCGGCAAACGCCGGATTCTCCTTCACGAGATCCTGCCGAACGCGCTCGACGAAGCCGCGCTCGTCGATCTGCGCCAGTCCGGCCACCTGTTCTGCGCTCAGTTCAAGCATGCGGATGCACTCCGGTCAGCCGCCCGTCGATCTCGACGAGCCAGTCGTACGTCGCGACGAAGAAATGCGAGCGCTGCGCGTCTCTCATCACGCGCGCGATGTCGGGCATGATGCGCGCGTCGTAGAACCGGAACAGCGCGGTGCGGCCGTCCGGCAACCGCACGTCGAGGTGCTCGCGCAACTCGGCGGCTAGCCGCTCGAACGGATACGCGCTGATCAGCCATGACATACCGATCGGCCCGGCCGCGAGCTCGGCGAGCACGCGTCGGATCGGCCCCGGCGCGAGCGCGTAGTCGATCAGCCACGGGCCGTGATCGGCAAGCGACGCGTCCGGCGTGCGGTCGAACAGCGCGATCGAATAGTTCGCGCGCCGCAGCGCCGGGGCGTCCGACGCTTCGGCGAAGAGCAGCGCGTCGACCACCGCGAAGAGCCGCGCGGGCAACGTGATCTGCTGACGGCGCATCTCGAAATGCGCTTCGATATTCGGCGGCGTCATCATCCGCGTGCGACCATCGTCGCGGCGTTCTTGGCCGCCGCCTTCAGGCATTCGAGGCAGAGCGTGGGGGAAGGGGCGACCGCGGCTGCCGCTACGGCTGCCGATCCGCCGGGCGAGCCGCCGTCTCCGTGTTCGCCCGCGCCGACGTCGTCGATCGTTCCGGTGCCCTGCGATGCGACCAACTCCGCGCCGCAGGCCGTGCGCATGCCCTCGACGGCGGTGTCGCGCTCGCCGATCGTATGCGGGTAGCGGCGGCCTAGCAGATCGGGAAGGATCGGGAAAATGCCCTTGCAGCGCGGGCAAAGTACCTTGTGGCCGACGCCGGCCACATTGCGTCCGTTGAGCGTGAACGTCGGCGCGCCTTCGAGCACCTTGCCGCCGTGTGTCGTCGTGTCGCCGACGCAGATGATCGCGCGCTTGACCACTGGCCCCTCTCATGGAAATTTGCGTGCAAATTTACCATCGAGCGCGCCCGGCGGGCGACTGTTACGGTTGTGCAGTCACGACACCTGTCAGTTCTGCCAGTTGTGCGGCATCTCGCGTCGGCGTGTCTTCCTGATCGTCGGACGTCAATGACGCGTGGTGCTTGGCGGCTGCGAGCGGATCGCTGTATTCGTCGTAAATCGAATGCGCATCCCAAAGAAGCGTAACCCAACGGTCCCGAACTCGATAAACGCCGATCGACCATCCGCTCTTGTGCGTATAGCCATATGAGCTGACGGCGGTCCAGCCGAACTCGCGAAGTTCATCGTCGTACGTCATCGTCATCACATCATCCCCGCGCGCTGCATCTCCCGTCGGAGGAGATGGCGCAGTCGCTGAAAGTGTCCTTGCGGGCCTCCGAACGGCCCCTTGTCGACCACCTCTTGGTCGACCCTGTCGACCCATGTCTTGATTTCAGTGAGGGACTTTCGGAGCATCACGATCTCGAGAAGCAGGCAACGGACCTCCGGATCGGTGTGCGTGCGCCACATGGCGCGCAGTTCCTCTGTATTCGGCGCGTCGAATTCGGGCATCGCGGCTTTGTACCTGAAACGCGCGTTTCGAAGCGGTACGCGATTGCGGTCGATCTTGGTGTGCTCTAACGGCGCAGCGTGCACGAGACCAGACGCACGCGGATCTTCGTCAACCCATGCCTCGAATTCGTCGCGCGTCAATTCGATCGGGGTGCGCAGCACTTCCCGGCTTCCTGCGAAGCCGTACTCCCAAATGTACGCCCAGCGAGGTTTCATCATACGAAAAATACTGTATGGGCATCCAGTATATCGCGGAGTAGGATGTATTGGTCAAGCATCGAAAACGGGGGGGCGGAAATGTGTACGAATTACCGCGCGCCGAGTGAGCCCGAAGGCCTCTCCGAACTGAAGCTTCCCGCGCTGCGTGACCTTTGGCGGCGAACGCCGTGGGATCCAGAGGTCTATCCAGACTGTCTTGCGCCGATCGTGGCGAGGGTCGATGGACGCGTCGAGGCGCTGCTCGCCGGATTCGGCTACTGGCCGCGCGCCTTGCAGAAAGCGAACATAGAGAAGGCGAAGGCCGAGGGCAAAGCGCCGCCGATCATGCGTAGCACAATGAACGTGCGCGACGACAACCTCGGGCGATCGCTTCTATACGGGCCGGCGTGGCGGGCAGGTCGCCGCTGTCTGATTCCGACGCAATGGATTTACGAACCGTGCTATGAGACCGGTCGAAATGTCTGGCATCGAATCGGCGTGACCGGTTGGCGTCCGTATTGTGTTGCAGGGATCTGGCGGACGTTGAAAGGCGCGAACGGGAACGACCTGCTCACGATGTCGATGATCACGGTGAATGCCGAAGGGCATGCGATTATGTCGCGCATGCACAAGCCACAGGATCCAGCGGAGACGGGTAGGTCCAAATAGTATGCCAATAAGGCCGATCGGTCGGTCAATATATCGCCAGTGATCATCTCAAATCAACTTTGAAGTGGACTTTGAACGGCTTCTCCTGAAAGGCTGCGGTGGGGCGGAAGACGTCGATCGCGATTGGATTGCTACCAGCCACGAGCAGTCAGCCGGAACTGGTGCTGTTTGCAGTTCCAATCATATGTGGCCTTTACTGATGCGATTTGGTAGTGGCAAATTGTGCATTTTGCGGTAAGCTTTCGCGGCACCCGGTGCCTGTACAAAACTCAGAAGCGACTCTGTGGCCTAACCTCTATGCATATCGACTATCGCTTGATCTGGAGCACTCGCCACGTAAAGCGCAAACTAACTGAGCGCAATATTTCGGATCGTGCGACGTTTTACTATTTTTTTGCGATCTTCGTATTCGACTGGTTTCAATTTTCGATCGGTAGTTCCGTGCCTGCGCTGTTCTTATCGCCTTGGGCCCTCGCGGGCACTTGGCTAAGCTTCGCAACGACCATCGGCGGGCTCCTCTACCTGTTTTCATGCAACGGCAAGAGTGGCGAGCAATTTCTTCCGCGCTATTTACCGTTGTCCGTTACCGTCGGATGGAAATTCCTTATTACATCGCTGGTACTCACCGCTGTAATCGACGCGACCTTGAGTACCTATGGTCGAGCAGTCGTAGGTTGGGCCAACACTGGAGTCCTTACCGCGCTGAACCTTACAATGTTCTGGCGGATCGGCGAACATCTGCGTGATTTGACCCGAATAAGCAGCTGACGAGAGCCATATAAGGCAGAAGACCCATGCATCATTCGGATGACGCTTGCAGGTACGTCGGTGGATTGGGTGCTGATATGAGCGGGAAAAGTTGCTTTGGCAGCCCGAGTTTGCCAGCGGCCCTTGCGCCGGCGCGATCTTGGTCATTCGGTCAGTTCTTGTCCCTTGCTTGGAATGTTGAGAGTAGTTCAGCGCGCGCACCGCGATTGGGTTGCCGCGCAGCCGGCATATGTTCGTTCGCTTTTTATGAGTGACGGATATAGGGGCCTTCCTTATATTTCGGATATTTCGAATTGGTCGATGTGTCAAATATTTCGTGCCGACACTTTGCTTGACATCGCCGAGATAGATCATGAACGCCACTGTCACTCCTGCGGTCCTCCCGTCCGAGCATGAGGCCGAGCTCGCGCGCGAGTCGCGGCGGAATTTGGTCACGGTCGTGAACAGCCACGCCGAGACTCAGCAGTTCGCTTTCCAGGATGAGAAGGGAGAGTCGCATACGGTCACGCTTCCGACTTCGGCGTTGAGGCTGCTAGACGAGATCCTGCACCAGATCGGAAATGGCAATGCGGTGTCGATCATTCCAATCCATGCCGAATTGACGACCCAGCAAGCCGCCGACCTTCTGAATGTCTCGCGTCCGTACATGGTTCAACTTCTTGAGCAGGGAGAGATCCCATTCCGAAATGTAAATACGCATCGACGGGTGATGTATCTGGATCTGATCCAGTACAAAAACAAGACCGATGCGAACCGTCTCGACGCACTGGCTGAGCTGACGGCCCAAGCGCAGAAACTTGGAATGGTATATTGATTAGATGTCGTCGAACTTTACTGTCGTCTACGATGCGTGCGTTCTATATCCGGCTGCTGCCGGCCAACTTCGGCCGTCGGCCAGTACATCAAAACGGACCGTCGAACGTCTCCCCTACGTCGGCAACGGGCAGTCAAGCACCGAATGCGGCCGTCGCATCGCCGGTCGGAAATGCCATTCGCCGATTGGCGTTGGAGTGCTCCCTAGTGGCTGATCACAAGATATCCTCGGCCTCGACCAGCGTTGGCTAGAATGGGTGCTTTGAGGACGGGCCATGAGCGACGACGAAATGAACAGGCTGTTCGACGTTGAACTAACGGAGAAGGAAACATTCTTCATCGGCAGGATCGTCGCCTTGTGGGGGGCTCTGGAGCACGAAATCTTCATGCAGACGTTGCAGACCTTTGACGCCGAAGGCGACGCTCCGATCAAGCTTCCATCGGAAATGAATAACATACAGTTTACGGGTGTGTTGGGCCTGTGGAAGACCCGCGTGGTCGATCTGGCCAAGGGCAAGCGCAAGCGCGTGTTAGAGCAACAACACGAAGAGATTTTGCGCTGTCATGAATTCAGGAAGGCTGTAGTACACGGCATGTGGGACTGGTCTGCTCAGGACGTCGGGAACATCACATCCACTCGCATCGTCGGCAAAAAAATCATCGGCGTGAAATTCACTGCTGATTCTCTGCTGTCGTTTATGACCGACATGCAGAAGATAAACTTTAGCGTGAGATATCCTCGTGGTTTAAGCGACTACGCGCTCGCGATGAGCAAACAGGGCTTTGGGATAAGCCGTCGATTTGCGGCGGCGATGACCGGTCACCCAGTTGCCGACGAACTGCGACCACCCGACCCGCCCGAGGACGAGCATCCGCTGGGCCGTCCGCCGGAAGCGGTCTAGCGCGGCAATCAAATGTGCAGCATGGACGATGTATCCTAAGGTGTTAGGTGTTGCTTGTGCCTCCTGCCCCGAAGGACGACCATGACGACCGATGATCGTATTGACGCCATAACCCAGGCCAACACCTACGCCGAGCTACGGCAGGCAATGGACGGCTACTTTGATGAGGCCGTGCAGCAGTATCCCCGGCTAGCCGGATGCGCGCCGCTTCAAATCTGTCTTGCGAGCGGGGTGTACACGCATGCCGTTCAAGATCTTCAGGACTTCGCGGGTAAGACGGGAGAGAGTTTTCCCGATGCCCAGCGGGTACTTGTAGCCGCCTATGGGGCACACGTCAGGTTTGGTGGTCAGGTGCCAGCCGATCTACCTCGACGACAGCACTGAAGCCACTGGTTTCGATTCCAGCCAGTCGGGGATGGGTGACTGGACACTCAAGGCTGAGCGAACGACCGTTCTATCCGTGGGAGCTGTCGTTGAGACGGCGCTTGGTCAAACGACGGTTGAGGGTCGGGAACGGTCGATCCTGAAAAAGTCGAGCGTAGGTTTTGGCGTGGCTTTCTGGTCAAGGCCTTGTCAGATGAGCTGGAAAGACCTCTGAATCACTGGCGTATAGCCTGCGAGGGCGTCGGGCGACGGAGTTTTCATGGGTTCGGCGGAAAGTTACTTTGGACGCGCGAGCTTACCAGTGCCCCTTGTGCGCCGGTGCGATCTTAGCCATTCGATTAGTTCTTGTTTCTTGTATGGAGTGTTGGAGGTGCGCAGTTCCGCTTGCCTTGATGTGACCGCAAGCGTAACATGGCCGTGTGAATTAACGTGGCCATGTGATTCGGCATGACCAGCTGAAATAACATGGACGAGTGATATGAGCGACCTACACTTCGTAACCGGAGCCGCCAACCGCCTCGCGCGCCACTCCGTGCATTCGCTTTTCCAAAGCCAAGGCTGGGACGTCGTTGAGAAGGGCGAGGACGGCAAGGGTGCGGATTTCATTCTAACGAGCCCCCGTGGCCAGACGTATCACGTCGTATTGAAGGCGCTGACCGAAGGCCGTGCCGATCGCGCGATCCCACTATTCTCGCAAGCTCTGCTGGAGTCGCGCGCACGCGCGAACGCGCGGCAAGACCGATCACGCCCGGCTGTCGTCCTCTGGGTGGGAATCGCATCGCCCGCGCTTATCAAAAAGCTGGTGAGCTTCCACAGGGAGTACGGGAACGGTGAGCCGCTTGCCATCCTCTCCGACGTGCCCCTGTACGCAGATTTTCCGGAGCTGCAGGCCGATGAGCAGCCGGTGACCGTGCGGCGCAGCAGTCATTCGGCACCGCCGACGCTCGTATTCTCCGACCTCGCCCAATGGATGCTCAAGCTTCTGCTCGCGGCCGACATCAAGCGTGAGAACCTGATAAATGCCCCGGAGAAGAAATACATGACGGCGAGCGAGCTTGCGCGCGAAGCTGGCGTTGCGGTCATGACCGCTACTCGGCTCGTCAATGCCCTGAAAGAGGAGGGCCTGGTCGAGTTCGCGCCCCATCTGCGGATCGTGCAGCGACGCAAGCTTGCGCATCGTTGGAAGGCAGCGTATGTGAAACCGGCCGCCAGCGTGCCGATGAAATTCCTGGCGGGAGGCCTTCCCGAGGAGCAGCAGTTACGAAAGACGCTCAAGCGCGAAAACGGGGCGACGCTCGGGCAGTTTGCGGCGGCCAACGCTCTGCGCGTAGGGCACGTTCACGGCGCCATAACGACCCTGTGGGTGCCCGACCTCGCAGCAGCTGAAGGCTGGCGGGGCTTGAAGCGTGCGCGCGAGGGCGAACGGCCGGATGTGATCCTGAAGCAGCACCAGTACCCTCAATCGCTGCTTCGCGGGCGCGTCATGTGTGATGGAGTCTGGGTGACCGATATCATCCAGACATGGCTTGACGTCTCCGCCGACCCGACGCGCGGTGCCGAGCAGGCCGCCGAGCTCGAGCACGGCGTTCTGGCAAAAGTAGTAGGAGAGAAAGTATGAGCAGCTTCGCGGAATTCAGCAGACTTGCGTTAACCCTGGAGCCGTGGCGGCAGCACATCGTCTTTGTCGGCGGATGGGCATTCCGGTTGTACGGGTACGAGCCGCGTGCTTACACGGCGGACCATAAGCCGATCTTCACACAGGACGCGGACGTGGCCTACGACAAGCGCGAACTCATAGAAGGCGATATCAAGACGGCATTGGAAGGGGCTGGCTTCACTGAACAGCCAAACCTTGCTGGTGGGTTCAGGCCGCCGGCGATGCGCTACAACCTGGACGGCGATGAAAACGGGTTTTATGCTGAGTTTCTTACCCCGCTCACGGGTAGCGGGAAGAAGCGCGACGGGAAAGGAGGATTGGAGGAGGACGCAACCGAACTGCACGCAGGAATCGTCGCGCAAAAGCTCCGGTTCCTCGAAGTCCTTCTGTTTAAACCTTGGCTTGTGACCATTCCGAAAGAAGAGTCTGGGCTTGACGAGGCTGTGGCCGATCTTCGCGTGCCGAACCCGGTGAGTTTCATGATTCAGAAGCTTTTGATCCGGGACAGGCGGGAGGGGAAAAAGCGCGCTCAGGACGTGCTATACATCCACGGCACACTCCAGATCTTCTACGGAGTAGTCGAGAATGATCTCGTTCCAATCTGGAAGGAACTGGAGGCGACGCTGCATGCCAACCAGCGAAAGTCGGTCCGCGAAGGCGTGCAAGAACTCTTCTCGGAGATGAACGACGTCATCCGCGAAGCGGCAGAAATTCCTGATGACAAGCTGGACCCTGAAGCGATGCTGCAGCTGTGCAGGGAAGGCTTCGAAGAACTTTTCGGCGACATCTAGTACGTGGTTATGGTTAGGCGCTGCCTGAGCCGGCCTAGTGCAGTCTTCACGGAACCGGCGCGAGTCTGGATAAAGGGGCGCCTGAGTGACTCCTTCAACGACAGCAGTTCGACATTTCGTACGGCAGCTTCAGGTCGGACGCGGCCGATCCGCAAAAGGTAAGCGTAGGTTTTGGCGTAGCTTTTCGATCGATACCTTGTCAGGTATGGCAAAAAGACCTCTGCATCATCGGCGTGTGCTGCGCGGCGGCCGTAGCCGCTGCTGCTTCGGAGGAGGCGTCGATTTGGGTGGCCATCGTGCGGATATCTGTCTGCGTATACGGAATTGGGTGAGAGTTTACCTTGTCGGGACGGCGCGCGAAGCTGGCCGGACGGCCAATGTGTCGATTCGGTCGCGATTCGCACGTGTCAAGCCCGTTGTCGATGGCTTTGCGGCCCATGCCGCGGTGCGTCGGCCGTCGAGGCGAGCGATATCGAAATTCGGTACTGACCCATCCTGCTCGTGATCGGCGCGACGCGGCTCGCCTGGCTTAGTCCGTGCATCTCCACTCGATGCGTCGAGGCGGCCGCCACGTATCCGCGCAACGCGAGATTTTCAAACGACGTATCGCGCTTGCGGATCGGCACTGACATCGTCATGCACGATTCTTGCACGGCATGTCGTGCGCGAATTGTCGAGTGTGATTGATGCGCGGCAAACAAAACGCGCTGCCGCACTATTCAATGATTAATTTTTTGGCCGGAACGAAATATTTGCATGATGCGCCGTTTACGTTGACGGTTTTGTGATCGATGATGTCGGATCCTATCGAATGATGGGTTGGATAAATTAATACCATTTGTTCTGACGAGAGAGAGGTAATAGTCTCCGTCGAGCGCCAAAACAGAATGAGTTCGAGAATTCGCAATGGGTTTCGGCGTGCGTGTCGAAGCGACGAAGATGGCGGAGATGCACTGAATAAAGAAAGGCCATGCGACTTCAATCGAGAAGCGATCCGGCATGCGGCGTTGCCGGATATTTCTTTCTGAAGTCGACCGTTTCGAGTATTGATTTTCGTCGATCGGCTCGACTGGCCGAGACGACGCGGCAGTCGGGGAAGTAACGGGAAAAATATGGTTCATCGCTGAATCCCGGGGAACGCGGCGCGGATCTTGAGGAAGAAGTATTGCTCGTCGCGGTACCCGTAAGCTCGGCGCTTGAT